GGTAAATTTTCGGGCTTGAATTCCTGCGCTACGAGCTCATTGAAGACGCTCCATTCTTCCGGCGTGAGGTACATCATTTCCAGCGCATCGGTCGGGTTTTTCATGCGCCCGCCCCCGTTGCGCGGCGGTGCATGGCTTCGCTGATTTCGGCCAGGATGGCGGTGGCGGCCTCTTCGAGCGCGGCGTGGGTGTCTTCCAGCGTGGTGAGCGGGTAGACCACGGGGGCGAGGCGGTCGGCGAGGTTTTCCATCATGCCGCGCAGGGTGGCGCCGTAGTCGTTGAGGACGAAATCGACGTCGGCCTTGGGGATTAGGTCGCCGCTGTTTTTTTCGTACTCGAGCTTGGCGTTGAGGGCGGCATATTTTTCCTTGACGGCGCGGGCGGCCTGGTAGCTGTTGCCGATTTTGTCGTGGGCGCTGTCGGCAGGCGGCGGCGCGGCTGGGGTTTCGCGCTGGGCGGCGTGGCGCTGGGCGACGTCGTCGCGGTTGGGGTCGGCGGTTTTGGCGATGAGGGCAATGCTGGCTTCGACGTCGACCAGGCCGCTGTCGGTCATGACCAGGCGTCCGGCTTTTTTGAGCGCGGTGACGTAGGATTTGGCGACGCCGATGTGGCGGGCGAAGTCGACCTGGTTGAGGGTGCTCATGCTTGCACCTTGTGGCGGCAGCCGTGGCAGGCGTGCCAGCGGGTTTTACGTCCGCCCCGGTTGTCGCACCAGGGGCGAACGTGGGCGTTTCCGCCGGGGTGCCAGTGGGGGCAACCTTCGCGCCAGTTTGTTACCCAGGTGAGCGCGGGGAACTCGGCGCTGGTGACGCGGATTCTGTAGCCGGCGCGGTGGTAGCAGTCCGGGCGCTCGATTACTGGCTCGACGCAGGAGGCGGCCCAGGCGCGCTGGCATTCTTCCAGGGTCATGGTGCCGTTTTCGTTCATCGGGCGGTCCTGATGGCATCGGCCAGCGCTGAATTGAATTCCTTTTCCCATTCGCGCTCGATGACGTGCTGCGCTATTTTTTCGAAATCGAATATCAGCTTGTAATCGGCCTTGCTGATGAACATGAGGATGGGGGTGATCGTCTTTCCATTGCGCTGCCAGATGCCGCGATTCGGGATGACGAAATAAGCGTTCTTGCTCTGCATTTTTGCGCGCCTGACTTGAGTCATGTTCATGCGCGGGCTGTTGAGCGCGGTTTTTCCGTAGGTCTGGAAATAACTGAGGATCTGCGCGATCTGACCCCGACTCATGTTTCCGTAGGCATCGAGCTTGGCGCCCTTGCCCGGTGCGGTGAACATGCCAGCGGGTAGGATTCCAGCCGCTCTTAGCATGATCTCGCTGCGCTTGAAGCCACGCCGCCCGCCCTTGATGTTGGGGTGCAGGTATTCGTTTGCCGGCAGTCCGCCCTGCCCGCGCGATTTGACGGCGATGGTGGCCAGCAGGTTGTGCTTGGTGGATTTTTCGACACGGAAGGCGCTGCGCGTTGCAGGCTTTGGCCGGTCGAATGCGCTTGTCCCGGCACTTTCTTCCCGCATGACCTTAAAGGCGACGCTGTTGATGGCGCGGCTGGCGGCGTAGTTGACCTGCTTGCTCATGCCGTTCAAGCGGGCCTTGAGCGCTTCCATGCCGCTCATATCGACCTTGATGCTGATCATTTGCCTCTCCTTGCGCTTTTCCGGGCCGTGTCTGCGTTTTCAGTGGCTTCGGTATGGCTGAGTACCATGTCGGCGAGAGAAATGCCTGGGCGGGCGTCCTGCTTGCCCAGGACGTGGCCGTTTTCGCTGGCGTAGAAGGCGCTGCCCCCTTTCATCCCGGATTTGATGGAGGGATCGATCTGGTCTGCGCCGAAGGCGGCGCGGAGTGAATCTATCCAGGCGGCAGTGGTGGGCATGGCCAGGCGCAGGTTCATGGGGTTAGTTTTTCACCATGGCTTGAGCGAGTAGGTAGCCGTCCGGGGTGAGCGTGACGCTGATGCCACCACATGGCTGCCAGCCATTTTCGATAGCTTCACACACTTCGTCTTCCAGCTTTTCTGCTGCGTATTCAAATATTGAACCGGACGCTTGAATAATCCTGTATTTCATCTTTTTCTCCAAAATCAAAAAGGAACAGCAGGGAACAGCACAGGGAGCAGCAAAAGGAACAGCTTAACTATTTGTTTCTTAATACAAAGAACAGGAGAACAGGTAAATCGCTCGTGTATATAAAATTATTGTGTTGCGTCATGTGCTATTTATTTTTTCTCGCACATGACGCGGAAAAATTGCTGTTCTGCTGTTCCTTTTCAAATAAATCAATCACTTATGCTGTTCCTTTTGCTGCTCCCTGTGCTGTTCTGCTGTTCTCTCATTTGGCGAGTCCTAGCGCATTACGAAACTCGAAAAAACAATCGGTTAGCCATTGCGCCTGCGTTTTATCAACCGATTTCCGGTAGTCGTCGCCGGACTTTGATGATTGCTCAAGGTCTACTTCTGACGGGATGATGAAGCGCTTTTTAAGCATTCCTCCGCCGTAATTGACATCGCCGAAGCAGGATTTATTTTCATCTGACCAGCCGTTCAGCTTTGCGACGTGGCCATAAAACTGTGAGTTTTCGCGTGGGCTTTTGACCGATGACCGTTTCCCCCATCTCAGATAGGCTTCGAATAGGTCAGTCCGGTAGCACGGGCAGAATGGCAGTGGCTTGTCGCGGATTTCTTCGGTGAGAAATATCTCGCCCTCTTTCCATTCGTGAATGAAGCGCTCGACGCTGCCCAGGCTGGCGTTGATCAGGTCGCGCTTGGCGCCGGTCATGGGCGGTTTGCTGTGTTCGTTGAAGCCTTCCATGTCGAGGTTGAGCAGGTAGTGGTGCAATGCGGCCATGCCGCCGTTGTCGAGTTCTTCCTTGACGGCGTTGTAGTAGCTTTCCGGCAGCTTTTCCGGGGTCCAGACGACGGTGTAGCGGCGGTCGTCTTTGTCGAGCTGGAGGGGTTTGTGTTCGTTGGAGAGGAAAACCAGATTGACGTGGTTTTTTTCGTCGTGGGCGGCGACGTTTTTCGGGTTGATCCTGATCCATTCGCCGGTGATGAATGACTTGAGTTTGTTTTTGACGTGGTATAGCTCGGCCTGGGCGACGACTTCATCTGCGATCAGGAACAGTTTGCGGCTGGACCAGTCGTTGAACTTGTCCTCGATGGCTGCCTGGTCGACGATGCGGCCATATTCGCCATAGATGCCCATGACGGTTTCGAAAAACAGGTTCTTGCCGGCGCCTTGTGGGCCGTGGAAGACCAGGGCGGTGCGCATTTTGGCGCCGGGATTCTGGATCGGGTAGGCCAGCCAGCACAGCACCCATTTGTAAACTTCGCGGTTGTTTTCTTCTTCGCTGCAGAGGTATTCGAGTAGGGAGAGCAGGACGTCGCACTTGCCTTGCTTCGGTACGGTTGGCCAGCCGCCCCACAGGTTGCAGGTGATGCGCTTGTCGGTGCCGCCGGGGTCGAAGCCGATCTCATCGATGCGCACCACTTTCTTGTGGGCGCGCATGTCGCGCCAGCCATGCTCTGGAAGGATGTCGAGCACATCGGCTTTCGGCACCAGCATGTGCTCGACATGGTCGTACATCGTGCCTTTTCCGCCATACACCAGCGCGAAGCGTTCGAGCGCTTCATCGATGAACAGCATCGACGGTATGGCGCTGCGCTGCTCCCCCGCCCCCCCGATGACGACTTCCCGCCGCGCGGGAGCAGGCTGTTCCTCCCAACCAAGCGACCGGAGCGAGGCTTCCACCTGGGCGCGGACGGTATGCAGGCCTTCCAGCGCGTGCAGGTCGTTGAAATCGGTCGGGCCTTTCTTGTCTTGCGGGCGGTCTGCTGAAAATGCTGGTGCCAGGTAGGTTGCACCGTTGACTGCGTGGGCGGCGGATTGGGCTGCGGTGATGCCGGGGTTGCCCGGCGTGAGGTAGTCGTCGTCGGCGCAGACTAGAACCTTCGCCTTTGGATAAGTCTTTTTTATGGCTTGCGTGACGGGGAGCAGGTTTCCGGCATCGAAGGCAACCACAACCGGGATCTGCGTGGCTTCGAATAGGCTGGCGGCGGTGGCGTAGCCCTCGGCGATCAGCACCAGGCCGCGCGGGGTGCCGCCGATCAGGTGGTAGTGGCCCTGCTTTTGCAGGCCTTTCGGCCAGTATTGCTTCTCCAGCTTGTTGCCGCGATCCTTGCCACGGATGATCTGCAACCCCCAGACCTTGCCGCTGGCGTCGGTCATCGGGACAGCAACCGTGCCATTTCCAACTGGCGCGAATCTCAGGCCATGCACGCCGACACCCTTGCGAACCAGGTAGTCGGAAACTCCATCCGTGGAGTATTTCCGCCAAACACTCCCGGCCTGCGATGCCGCGCGCTCGATCTCGGCATTGCGCATCGCCTTCATGCGCGCCTGGTTCTCTTTCTGCCGCGCCGCGATGGCCGCTTTCTGGTCGTCTGTGATGGCCGGCGCGTTCTTGTCGCGGTTGAGCTTGACGCTCTGCTTGCCGTTGTCGTTGCCGTGGTAGACACCGAAGGCGCCGACAATATAGGCATCCTTGTTGCCAGCGCCATCGTCCAGCAGGATGTCGTTCAGCCAGTACCAGCCGCGTTCCTCGCGCCCTTCCCCTTCAACCTTGACGCGCTTCGGCTTGGGCGTGCCGACATCGATCCCATCCACCAGCAGCCCGGCGCCCTGCAGCTGCGCCAGTACGTCATCGTAGTTTTTCCAGTTCACTATGCGCGCACCCCACAGCCTAGCGGAAACTTGCGCTCGAATGTACCCGCGAGGGAGGAAGCCAGGGAGTACCTTTCAACTGGTTCAGCTTGTGAACTCGACTGAACCGCTTGCGGCTTCATTGAAAACAAGGGGGACGGGGATTGACTCAGGCTCAGCAGCGCAACCAGCCGGGCGCAAACTACATGCGCGGCTTGCTTCTTATCCTGCTCGACGGGTATGCGTCTGGCCAAGGCGCGGGCCTTGCTGAATACGAAGGTGTGGGATGGCATCATCGCCCTGCCCTCGCCTTGGCCGACTCGCGCAGCTCATAGTCAATGCGGCAGTCACCATCGCAGAACTCAGCCATGCCATGTACGGGCTCGCTGCAGTTGTAGCAGATACCGCATGGCATCAGGACGGGCTTGCGTTGCGCCAGGCATAGCTCTCGGTCTTTCTGTTCACGCTCTTGCGCGCGTTCGATGTCATCCATTGCTCTGCTCCGCCAGATCCTCGATGCGGCGCATCAGCTCCACGCCGGCCTGCTGCATTTCGTAGAACTGCTGCTTGAGCCGGGCCAGCTCCTTGCCATCGATGCGGCCATCCGACCAGTCCTGCTGGAACTCGCTGGAGAACTCACCCAGCTCCCGCAGTACGGTCATGAAAGAATCCAGCAGTTCCATGTCCGAAGCGTCCGAGATTGGCAGCTTGACGCACACGTAGCCCAGCTCATCAGCCATCGCATGCAGGATGCGGTGATCGCCCGTCATCGTCTGCAAGCGCATCGCCTCATCCAGCGTCAGCTTGTGGTACTCGACAGCCGGGTTGAGCTTGTTCTGCAGCACGTTGCGAGAGACACCCATACGGGCGGACAGCGCAGGCACGCCGCCTGGGTACTCATGCGCGGTGATATATGCAGCATCCAGAACGTTCATGGCGATGCTCTCCTTCAAAAGCCGTTTTTGTTTGACGCCAGACCGGATAGTCTGGAAGCGTGGAATAAAAAACCCGGCAGGGATTGGGCCGGGGTCAAGCCGAAGCTGCGCCGAAAAAGCGGGAGGAGCACAACCGCAGACGCCGGATCGGGTGAATGAGTGCGTAGACAAAAGCTACCGCGAAAAAACGCTGTCAATTGGGTAAACACCGTAGTCGCAGGGCAAAAAAAAGAGGGAGCGCCTGACATGCTAAGATTTGATTTCTCACGATCATCACTCACTGAAAGGCACTCCCATGAAAACCGAAGAACTGAACAAAGCACTTGGCGCATTCCTTATTTGTTTTGGCCAAGGCCTGCCGGCAGAACTGAAAGACCGCATCCGGGACCGGACGTATCTGATGGCAGAGGAGATTGCGCGGAACGGCGAACCCAACGTTGCCATGCTTGCCAGAGGTCTTGCGGACGCCCTATCGGAGCGGCTACCCACGCACTGAAAAGTTCGGATGTGTTCATGCTATGCAGCCTCCTGGCGGTCGACGGGCAGTCCGTCGGTGGGGTTGGGGTAGATGTCGGGGCGGAGTTCGTGGGGGGTGACTTTCCAATCTACTGCGCGACAAAAAAACACCACTTGATCGTTCGGAATTCCGCGCTCGCGCCAGTTGCTTACCCTTTGAGGAGTAATATTCATGCGTCTGGCGACTAGCCCGAGACCAACACTATCGATTGCTGATTTTATGTCCATGCAGCAATACTACACGCCATGTTTAGATAGTGTCAAACGTCATGTGTAACATTTTTTCAAACGCGGCGTTTAGACTCGCCGAAATGGACCCTAAATACAGCAGGCTATTGGAAGCCGCTCGACGACTAAAAAACCTTGAAAACCCGGCGCAAATTGCGAGAGCGCTCAATATGTCAGAGCAGCGCCTTACCAATTGGAAGACAAGGGGCATTCCGAATGGCGAACTTAATAAAATTTGCCGAACAATCGGCTGTCATCCGTTTTGGCTCGAAGACGGAGGTGGGGACATGATCTTCAACAACTTAATCGATGGCGACATAAAGATGGCCGTGGAACTGATGCAACCAATGCCGGAGTATGCTAGAAAAGCAGCTGTAAAAGAGCTTACTCAGGTTTCGGAACTCATATCACAGGCACAGTCCGCCGGCTCAAAAAAATAACGTGCTTTACCTGCAAATCCAACTTTCTTTCAAATTCGACTAGGGGCGTAAAGATGGGTTCTTTTTCATTGTTTCACTGGCTGCTGACCATCGGAATTCTTTATCTTGTCTACGCTGTGCTCAACAGCATCTTTGGAACATCCGGGAAGGTTGACCCGAATGGCGCCATGATCTGCCCCAACTGCGGCAGCCGGGGAGAGCCAAAAACAACCACCAGAGGGAACATTGCCATCGAGATCGTGCTATGGCTATGCTTCATTATTCCGGGGCTTATTTATTCCGTCTGGCGGACGACGACAAAATATAAGGCATGCCCGTCCTGTGGCAGCGCCGGAATGATAGGCGTTAATACGCCAAATGGTCGAATGCTGGCTGATAAATTGAACGTCAACAAAGAAGGTAGCCGCTGCAAAAATTGCGGCATTGAAGCATCAGAAGGAAAGGCCGTGTGCCAAGGATGCGGGGCAGTATTAATCGCCTGATATTTTTATTTGTTTACGCCCTTTCAATTCAGTCATGGGCGAACACTTTTTGCGAGACATGCGCACGGGACTCCAAGGGACGAATCGAAAGAAGCGCAACAGCTCGCAGCGAATTCAAGCGTGAACAGCCATGCCCAGCCACAGGGGACCATCGTGGACCCTGCCCAGGCTACGTGATAGACCACATTATCGCCCTCAAGCGCGGCGGGTCTGACACTCCAGCCAACATGCAATGGCAAACAATTGCAGATGCTAAAGAAAAGGACAGATGGGAATAACATGACAGGAGAACATCATTTCAAGGCCGACGCAAAAACCATGCGCGCCTTTACCGTCGCGCTGGGCGGCCTGGCCTTTGCCATCGCGCAGACCATGCCGACCGAGCAGCGCAAGGATTTCAAGCAGTCCCTGATCCGCCTTTGCCGATCACGAAACGCCGTTGGAGACACCATTGCTGGAACGCTTCTTCTGGACATGGCCGGGGCGGTAGAGGCCGCCGAACCCGATACAAAAAACCCGCGTTAAATAATTTCCGTGCCAGCCATGCCTTTACGCCAGGCCTTTCTAGCAGCTCCTTAATTTCTCCAATTTCCATCTTCACCTCCTAGACAAACCCGCCTCGGCGGGTTTTTTGTTGCCCGCGATTCCGCGAGTGCAATTATTTTGCCATAAAATACACACGGTGTTGACTTTATTATAAACATGGTGTGTAATTATCCCATCGCATCAAAAACGCCCGGTAAGCCGGGCCGGTAGCTGAAAACCGTAACAGCCGACTCCGGTGTCCGAAAAATCCGGCGTACATGAGGCATCAGACGCCCCAGCGGAAGGTGGGTAAAAACAGCCGCAGCCAGCCACGGACAGACTCCTTAAGCCATAGCGTCCGGGGGCCGGCAAATACAACAATCAGGAGAGGGACATGAACATGAAAACAGAAGACGGCGGGGAAATCTGCGTCAGCATCGCCAAGGCGGGAATATTTGGCGCCGACAGCGGCATGCATGGACGCATTCACCATGCCAAGGTCAGCATCAATATCGGATCGCATTGCGGCATGGGCGTGTTCTATATGCACATGCTACCCGACGAAGCGCGCCATATGGCTGCCTGCATGATGACCGCAGCCGAGGAAGCCGACGCCAGCGAAGCGCAACTCATGAACAGCATCCAGGAGGCCGCATGAACACCCCCGACGCCATCGTGATGCCACTGGGCACCAGCCTGGAGGACGCGGCCATTAAAGCCACGCAATCAGGCTTGCGGCTCTACATGACGCGCGGCGGGGTATTCGTCGCCGCAGCCAAGCGCGTCGGGCGCGGCTGGATCTGTTGCGGCCTCGCGGTCAAGGTTTCCAGCCCGGAGGCGGCATGAAACCCCCCCAAGAACGAAACGCTGCTGAACATCGACGCCGCCCGCAAGGCATTCAAGGATTCTGGCAGGACGGAAGGATTCACCACCCGCTGGCTCTCCAACGCATCCGGCCTGTCAATCACCCAGGCCGGAACCTGCCTGCAACAAATGGCAGTCAATGGCGAGATCGTCATTTCCAGCACCACCAATCATCGCGGTCTGAAAATGAACCATTACCGCCTGGCTGAGAAGTTCGGCATCAGCGCCGAAGATCGCCGCGTTTCAGCTCAAGTCGCCGCTATTGCAATCGACAGCATCACCGCCAAATGGAGGATCACGCATGCGCCCGTATTTTTCGCCTGATGACGCCGATCTGCCAGGCGCGGCCTACTGGATCGCCGGGGCTGCCTTGGCCGCGGCATTGGTTTTTGCCCAATCTCTGGTGCTATCGGAACAAGAGGAAGACCGCAATGCGGCCATCGCCCACGACGCCATGGCGCGCGTCGCCAAGGCCGAACACGCGCTTTCCGCCTGCCTGAACGGTAAATCGCTCCAGGCCAGCGACGGCAGCATCATCGGGTGCCGCGAGGCGGAAACCGTTGCCATCGACCAGAAAGGAATCATCCAGTGATCGCCAAGATACTCCCAGAACCACACCGCAGCGTGCTGATCGCTTCGGGAAACAACTGCTTAAATATCGCCCGCGTAATCAGCAAGAAAGGCGGAACCGGCTACAGCACCGATACTGCCGAGTACAAGAAAGCCGCACAGACCCGCGATGACGTGATCGCCACGCTTCACAAGGCGACCGGCGGAAAATTCCAGCGATACGCGGCATGATCCACCTCGCCCTGTTCGCCAGCAGCTTCCTGACCGTTTTCGCGCTGGGATTCCAGCAGCAGAACGTGACCGGAAACCACTATGGCGCGGCGTTCTTCACCAGTTTCCTGATCGGCGGCGGCCAGCTCGGCATCCTCAAGATGGTCCCCAACACCGACGACCCGCTCATGGTCGCGGCCTACCTCATGGGCGGCCCGCTCGGCATCATCGCAAGCATGGTAGCGCACCGCCGGACGGTGGGGAGGAAACATGGCCGGAACTAAGCGACCGCGCAAGGCCTATCTCCCGCGCCCGGTCCACACCTGGCTGCCGAGCGAGGTGCGCATGCACATCGACATCCTGGGCTTCTTCTTCACCGACAAGCTGGCGCGCGGCACCTTCGACGACATCGACAGCAACACCGTGGCCTACCTGCTGAATATGTGCCACTACCTTGCCGTGCAGAGCCGCAACGAGGCCATGCTCTCCGGGCTTGACGCCTCCTTCGAAGCCTACAAGGGCGTCCGCCGCCGCCACGAGCGAACCGGGAAATACGGCGCCAGCGGCGCTGAGCTGGTAACGTTGCGGGAGCACATGCCGCACATCGCCAACTACTTCACCACCAGGCCGCAGCACCGCATCGCGGAGGCACGCGAATATGTGCTGCGGGTGAATGAGCGGATGAAGGCGGAAGGCGCGCTGTATTGCGAGCCGGATGGGCGGGGGGAGTTTACGAATGTGGAAATTGCGGCGTGACGGATACGCAGAACGTATAGGTGCAGGGGAACTCGCGCAGCTTTTCGCGCGAGTTCCCCTGCACCGTAGGGTTGGACGGCTGGCAGGAATGAAGAAAGGAAGCGAACAGAAATGAAACTTGAACCTGACATTTGGCAAGAGTACGACTGCCCGAAATGCGGCATCGATTTTGACCTGGCAGATCGCGAAATTCTCGCAGTCGGCGAGAAGTGCTACTGCTCGGGCTGCGGCGTATACCACACAGCCGGGGAGGATGGGCCGAAAGAAACAATGGTTCGGCTCGTTGCGGACAGCGAACTGATCTTCCGCGGCATACCAAAGGACGCTAACGAAAAGGATGCATGGCTGGCGGAAGTGGAAGCGGCACGGCTGAAGACGGCCAACGAATAGGTGTGGGACCTGCGCGGATTTATGCGCGAGGTCCCACACGACAGACGTGTTGGGTGCCGTCCCGCCGGAGCGATCTATGCCGAGCCAGACAAGGCCGGGAACGGCCAGAACTCTGAGTGGCGAGCCCGAGCCGTCCGCAGATTAGCCATTTAATCTTCATCAATTTTCAGGAGCTGGAAATGATCACCATTGAAGCCATAAAAACCGAGCAGAAAAAGATTGCAGAAATGATCGCAAAGTTCGAATCGCAAGAATCGACCGAATATCTGTTCCCGGAAACGGAAATCAAACTGAAGCCTGGCGAGCATTATTCCGGAATAATTCTCGGAAAGACAGGCGAGTATAGCTACCACTTGATCCTGCTCGCAGGCGAAGCGGAAGACGTGAACTGGAGTGACGCGAAGGAATACTGGCGCTATTACCTCAATCACGCGACGGAAGACGACGCGGCCGATGCACTGGCTGAGATATGGGGCCTGGCAAATAGATTTGAAAGCAAGCACAAGCCGACAAGCGACCGGCTGCGCGGGATGGTGAGTGACGGCGAAGCGATCTGCGCCGCGCGATTCGGGGACGACTTCGCGTGGCTGCCGTTTTGACGCCCAACGTAGAAGTAACCGGCGTGCCCGGCTTTTCGGGCACGTCCGGTTGACTGCCGGGTTGTGCGGCGCGGTTGATTCGGAGAACGAGACATGAGCCTTTTTTGCGAAGTTGATGGCGACCACGCCGGCGCGGACTGGTGGTGGTATCAGCCTGCCGATGAAGCGCCGCTGGCCACGAAACGAAGCCGCAAATGCTGTTCCTGTGGCCAGAAAGTCGGCGTTGGCGAGACGGCGCGAAAGATTGCGCGCTACCGGCCGCCGACCGAGTTCGAGGAAACGCGAGGCATCGCCTGCGACGAAGTGCCGATGAGCGACTGGTATCTGTGCGAGACATGCGGCGACCTGGCGGACTCAATTTCCGAGCTTGGCTTTTGCTACAACCTCGACGGCGAGAGCCTGCAACAGCAGATCGCCGAGTACCGAGCAGAGGAAGCAGCGGCCCGAGAGCGGCTGGCGGAAATGAGAGCGACGCACAACGATCAAGCTAAGGGGCCGGGCGGCTTTTCGCCCGGTCCAGCTTGAGCGAATTGTTGTGCGTCTGGCGGTGAAAATACTTTGAAAAATGTCTTGACTTTATTCTGATAGGCGACTAGACTAGATTCAACGGTGAGGGACAGGCCCAAACCGGAAAACTCAGGAGAAAAGATCATGACCGAGAACCTCAAGAAATTCGCAGCCGCCACCAACAACGAACTGTTCGACGCCGATTACAAGGGAGGCGAGTGGATGGTGGAAGCGGTCGAAACCCAGGAGACGCTAGAGCAGTTTGAAGAATCCTCGAATGGCTGGAACGAGCGCACCGCGATGAAGACCGGCGAAATCGGCGGCTTCCCGTTCCGCGCCTGGAAGAACGTGCAGGCCGTCAAGGGGCAGCCGCGCCAGAGCATGAGCGTGGTGGATCTCGGTGATGTGCGGATCGCGCTTCCTGGATCCGACCTGACGGTTTTCTGATGCGCGGCGGAAAACGGGAAGGGGCGGGCCGCAATCCTGCCCCAGAGCACCTGAAGAAGGTGCCCTACAACACCAAGCTCCCGCAGTGGTTGCGGGACTGGCTGACGGGGCCGGAGCGCGAGGAAAGCGGGCCGGTGATGATCGAAAGGGCACTCTGCCGAATGTACAAGCTGAAGCCGCCGGAAGAGTGATGAATACGCACAACTTAAATTCAACGACACCATCAGACGCCTAATTCCAGAACATTTAACGGAGGGCCGCTAAAATGCTAGTCATCGACCAAACAAACGCGACACAATCAGCCGCGTTATACGACACGACACGTCAGCAGCCGAAACTGCTTGACCGCATGCGCGCGGCCATCCGGACCAAACACTACAGCCTGCGCACCGAGCAGACATACCTGCACTGGGCCAAGCGTTTTATTTTATTCCACCACAAGCGCCACCAGTCAGACATGGGAGCGCCGGAGGTGGAAGCATTTCTCTCTGACCTGGCCACCGCGCGGAACGTCAGCGCCAGCACACAGAACCAGGCCATGCATGCCATCCTGTTTTTATACAAAATCGTTCTCGGCGTGGATCTTCCATGGCTGGATGGTGTCACACGGGCCAAGGTTTCCAGGCGACTGCCGGTCGTGCTTACCCAGCGCGAAGTACAAGCGCTGCTGCGCCATGTTTCCGGCACAAATGGCCTGGTCATCAAGCTGTTGTACGGGACCGGCATGCGCCTGCTGGAATGCCTGCGCTTGCGCGTCAAGGATATCGACATCGAGCGCGGACAGATCACCATTCGCGAAGGAAAGGGAAACAAGGATCGCGTCACCATGCTGCCGTCCAGCCTAGCCGATGAATTGCGCGACCACCTGATCGCCCGCCGCCGCCTGCATGATATCGATCTGGCAACTGGCCATGCTGACGTGGAACTGCCAGATGCCATTGAGCGCAAATACCCGCGCGCGGCTGCAGAGTGGGCCTGGCAATACCTGTTTTGTGCGCCCGGATATAGCACCGATCCGCGCACCGGAGCCTACCGCCGACACCACTGGAACGAGCGCAACATCCAGCGCGCGGTGCGTGCCGCCGGTCAGGATGCTGGAATAGGAAAGCCGGTACACCCGCACGCCCTGCGTCACTCATTCGCCACGCACCTGCTGGAGTCCGGCTACGACATCCGCACCGTGCAGGAACTGCTCGGCCATGCCGACGTGAGCACGACGATGATATACACCCACGTGCTCAACCGTGGCGGCCATGGCGTGCTGAGTCCGCTGGATCGGATCGGCTGAAATGCTGCGCTATAAAACCATCATTCAGTTCGCCGCCGAGAGCGGCTATACTGAGCATGCCATTCGCGGAAAAATCCGCGAGGGCGTATGGATGGAAGGGCGCGTCTGGCGCAGGGCGCCGGACGGTCACGTATTGATTGACATCGAGGGCTATCACCAGTGGGTGGAAAACGGCAACGGACTGGCGTGCGCGCCATCTCGGAAAGCAGCATCCAGATCGACTTCGAATTCAAGGGCATCCGCTGCCGGGAGAGAATCAAGCTCGCCCCCACCACTGCTAACCTAAAACGCGCCGAGCAGCACCGCGCCGCAATCCTGCACGCCATCGAGCGTGGCACGTTTGATTACGCTGTCACCTTCCCCGACTCTCCGCGGAGGTTCTTATTCTCGGAACACAAAGGCGCCGGATATGCGCTTGAAACATGGCTTGAAACATGGCTGGAACGCCAGCGCCAGCACCTCAAAAGCAGCACCTGGGACGACTACCGAAAAATCATCACCCACACGCTGATCCCGGCGATGGGCAGAATCTACCTGCCAGACCTGAAACGCTCCGACATTCGCACCTGGTGCGAGGGTCAGAAATCAGGGAACAAACGCCTGGCCAATGTCCAGAGCGTATTGCGCGCGGCGCTGCAGGATGCACTCGACGACGAACTGATCGAAATCAATCCTCTATACGGCTGGAAATATGCGCGCAAGGAAGCCCCTAAGCCAGTCGACGACGTGGACCCGTTCACGATGGAGGAACAGGAATTGATTCTGGCCTCATGCCGAGACCCGCAGCACCGCAACCTGTTCCAGTTCGCATTCTGGTCAGGGCTGCGCACCTCGGAGCTGGCGGCGCTGGAATGGGGCGATATCGACTGGATTCGCGGCATCGTGCGAGTCAGCCGCGCAAAGACACAGGCGTCGGACGAGGCCGAAGGCACAAAGACGAAAAAAGGGACGCGGGATGTGAAGCTGCTCTCACCGGCGCTGGAAGCGCTGATCGCGCAAAAGGAACACAGTTTTCTCGCCAACGGCGCCGTCTTCCTCAACCCGCGAACGGGTGAAGCGTGGGAAGGAGACCAGCCGATCCGGCACAGCGCCTGGGTTCCATCGCTGAAAAAAGCCGGAACGCGCTACAGGCGACAATACCAGACCCGCCACACCTACGCCAGCATGATGCTGACGGCCGGAGAATCACCGATCTGGCTGGCCCAGCAGATGGGGCACTCTGATACCGCGATGATCTTCAGGGTATATGGCCGCTGGATTCCAGAAGCAACGCCAAATGCAGGCGGTAAAGCGGTCGAAATGTTCGGCAAAAAAGCTGCCGAAAAGCTGCCGAACGTAGGCTAATTAGCGCCAATTATTCGGCATTTGTTGATCTGTATAGTAAAACAAATCAATATGTTAATGGCGGAGAGGGCGGGATTCGAACCCGCATAATATGGCGCCGTATAACGATCAGAGCGACACGCTGCCGAAAAGCTGCCGAATTACTTTCCTTCCTCCCAATCCACCAATTGATTCAATCTCTCCGCACAGGTGTCGTATCTCCCGTGCGCGGCTGCGATCCAGAGGTAGACGTCGGAATCAGTGGCGGAAGGTGCGGCGGGACTTTCTGGAGCAGGTTGCCCGGCGGGGATGGGCAGGTTGAGGCCGGGACCGGTATAGTTGAGCAGGCCGACAGCGCCAGGGCTGAGGCAATCGCGGCCAGTAGTGTACTTTTTAACATATTTTATTACCTCTACGGTTTTGGTATTGATGGCGGACTCGGCGGCGGCGAGTTTTCCGGACAGTTCATTACCGCGCGCCACTTCTGACTTGAATTTTCTGTCAGCATCTTGCGTCGCCTGGACTTGCGCGGCATCGGTTTTGGCCTTGTGCCACTTGTATCCGGACGTGGCGCCTGCAGAGAAAACGGCACCCAGCAGCGCCAGCGCGATTAAAATCCGGTAGGAAAAGGGGATCATTGATAACATTCTTTTACCCTCCTGTTCGACGGGTGTTTTGAGCACCCGATAAACCAGCACCGATTACAGTGCAGGCAGGTAATAACGGCATATAGCCCATCGCCTTGATGATCATGCTTCTCTCCCTCGTGAATACGCTCCGAATAGATACCCGAGAAGGGCGTTTACTGGCGCGAGGATTGCCCCGATTATCAAGGCGACATCAGACCCTGCCCGAGGCGAGGTGGACGCGAACGACATGGACCAGCCGATTACCCACATAGTCATAATAAACGTACCAATCGTCATAAGCCTGCGGATTACAAGCCGGTTGTCAATCCAGTCCCAAAACGCGCTCATGACACCTCCTTACGCAGTCGATCGATCCTGTTTTTCCAACCTTTTAGAAATACCCGCTGTGAAGGGTCGCGCTCTACTATCGCGTTGAAAAAGTCAGACCGTACAGACAGTATCCGGTCAACTAGGACGCGCTCGCCGGTGGCTTCCAGTACCTCAGACAGCCTGCTCAACGTTTGTGGCCCGATGTTACCGTCGGTTGTTACCTGGATGGCGTCCTGGAGGAACTTCACCGCACGCACGGAGCCGTGATTTACAGCGGCATCGAACATGCACAGGGCCAGGTTGTACGGCATCACCCCGCACCCCGCTGCATTCCAGTATTGCCTACGGTAAATTTCAGCCACCTCACCTCCGTCGATGTCTCGAACGGACCTTGTGGGCTTTCCCGACACCATGCGGTAGGTGTCGTAGACGCGTTGTGTGACGCCCTGCTTGGTCGCGCCGCCTTTGTCATTCGGATGGTTAACATACCCGCCTTCGTGGGCCAGAATTACCGTAAGAGCTTTCTCGAAGTCGGTCATTAGTGGTCCTTCATGTGTATTTCACATTTCGTTTCGACAGCAGTGATGCGGCGGTCGTGGCCGTTGATGCGCTCATGCAGGTCGCCAGCAATGGTGGTCAGCGTCTGAGCCATCTCTTCGAGCTTGGCGTACAGCTTGTTCCCGATCCACGCCAGCACGGCCATCAGCACACCGAACACAGCGGCCAGCAGCGCCCCGGACAGAGTTAGCATCCACATTGAGTCAATCATTTTATCTCCCCCGGAAAAACCTTGTCGCAATGCCCCGGATCGCATTTGTCCAGAAACCAGCACACATTTTTGCCCCACCGCTTGCCATCGCGCCTTGCCTTTGCCGCCCTCGCTGAAATTGGCTGGCGCTCATAATCATTAGCCACAGCATTGGCCATCCAGTCGTAGCTGACCAGCAGGAACCAGGCGCGCTCAGGATTGGTGAAAATGGCGTACAGAGAACGGATAGCGGCCAGCACCATGAATAGCTGACAGATCACCCAAAGCAGCAGGTAGGCAAGTGTGGTTTTCACGGCACAGCCGCCGCATCCCTAGCCTTCGCCGCTGCCAGATAGGCCGAGAAGATCATGATGTAAACATCGCCATAAGTAGCTTCCACACCAGTCGGCAAGCCAGTGTTGGGATCAAGCAACGGAATCACCTTGGCGGGGTCGAAAGCCTCGCTGATGCTGCCAAGAGGTTCGAAAATTACGCGATCAGCGCCTAGCACCGCCGCACGTTCCTCCCCGAATTGGACGGATGGCGTCTTGCCGTATGGGTTGGTGATGCAGATCGTATTGCAGCGGGTGTATTCACTGCCGGTCACGATAGATTCGTTATAGTTTGGCATTTTTTCCTTTTCCTTTTCCTTTAGTTAGCGGCCACGATCAGCCAGTTGGTGCCGTTGCTTTGCAAAATCGCGTACTTGCCAGCCGTAGCTGCAAGAATGGCTGTTCCTGCCGCACCTCCAGCAATTGGCACAACATTAGATGATGCTGATGTCACTGTTCCGGAGAACTGAGTCAGAATGTGCAGACGGCGACCTGTGAATGATGATGCTGCGGGTAACGTGTAAACCGATGCGGCAGTCGTCTGAATAATCGAGTGATCTGATGTCAGGACGGTGTAGGTGGAAGCGGTATTCGTGACAATGTTTGTTGCGAATGAGGTGGTGTCTACTGCTGCAATCGGGGCGACGACTTGGCCAAAAGATGAGTTTCCGGCATATGCGTTATCAGCAGTGCCAACAGCGTAGAAGTTCCAGCGTCCAGTGCCTGCTGCTATGGCGGAGTGGAATCCGTAGTTGTTTGTTGCACCCGTCAGCGTGGATGATGCCGAAAAACCATATTGACTCGTGACTGTGGAACCTGCTCCGATGGTCCCTTGTCCCGCATAGAATTGATACAAATTTACCAGCGTGAATGCCGCGGCAGCCGTACTGATTGTAGATTGAATTCCCAGCGCGGTTGATGTCACGTCAGACTGCACGGTACTTGTCATAAAAACTACCCGCGCGGTGGTGCCGCCAGTAATGCTTTGCCCCCCAACGATTAATTGCACACCGGCAAATGGCGTTGCCGATATTCCTACACGTCCAGCAGCATCAATCACAAACGGCGTTGCATCAACAGAAGCTGAATCCTCTACCACAAACGCATCACCTGCGCCCGTCTGAGTGACAGTCAGTGCTGCGCTGGCGCTGTTGGCCGTGATGGTTTGCGGTTGCGTGAAGGCGTTGGCGGTTGATTTCTGGCTGCAATCAGTTTGCAGCGCATCGATCAGCGCGTTTATTTTTGTCGGATAGTCCGTCCCGCCGACTGACGGTTTGTATGCGGTGAAATCAACCATTGTCATGCTTCCTCAAGAATAAGATCGGTTTTCCATATCTGGTAATGCTCACAGGAGACAGCAGGGATCTGGACGATTTTTGCCTGTCCTGAGAAGTCGCGCTCGATCTCTCCACCGCGTCCTGGGAATGCAGAGATAAAAAAATCCGATTTCAGGCCGGTCGAGCGGAATATGTCGGTTATGATGGCGCGCTCCGTTTCGCTCAGCACGGCCAGCGAAAACTTCCAGCGCCGATATGATTCGATGTTTTCTGTTCGCAACGAACCGCCTTCGGTGCGCGCTTGCCTGCTGCTGTCTGCCCATTCAACCGATGCGCCATGGCTTACATTGAATTCTGGCTCGAAGTAGAGCCCGCAAAAAATGCGGCCTATCTCCATATACCCGTCAGGATTTATCGGGTCTGACATTTCCAACCGGAAAGACAAGGCGCTGCATGTTGCGAACCATAATGTGTAATAGGCAACCGGCCATTCCGTGAACAGTCCTGGCCCCCATACGTCAATTCCCCATTGAAACGCGCCCCAGCCAAGTATCTGATCGCCGAGTGAGGCTGATCCGCTGTCGTAGACTACCGTCCCGGTCTGGTTGGCGCCGTCATACAGGCGCAGCCGCAGCGTCGCTGCGCTGGTCAGGTTGTGGCGCAAAATGGCAAATGACGTGACGGTCTGCACCGAGCCATTCCAGTCTCCGAGAATGGCCTGATCTGCCAGCGATGTGGTTCTCGCCACATAGGATCGCAGCGCGTTCTGGGTATTGGTGACTGGCAATGAGGTGGCCATGGCTGGTGAAGCCGACAGCGTGGCAATGTCGTAGAGGTTGCTGGTGATGATGCGTATGTTCGCCATTATTTCCACACCTCGATGGTGATTTGCCGTTTCATCGGCTTTTCATCTATTCCGACAACGGACACCAATGCGCCAGAGGAAAACCCGAAGCGCGGGTGCGTGATTTGCACCACTGCGCCCAACTCGACTGAGAACGGCGCGGAGAATGCGTCGATGCTGAATACATGGCGTGCCGTGGCGCTCAGCGCCAGCCGGCGGGTAGCTTCTGCGCTGGCATCGGCGGACGCGATCAGCAGCGTGTTGATCTGGTCTGGCTGTTCGGCCAATGCGTGCATGGGGATGCTTTGCGTCGCCTTCTTGCTCAAGTATTCTGCTGCCAACTCTGCCATGCGCGCCTCGCTGACGCTGCCGGCCAGCCCGCTTGACTGAACCGTCCAGTTTTTCTTGTAACCGATCTGCACTTGGGATAAAGGAAGGATGCGTTTTTTAATGGATAAGCCGGCGCGCTTGATGTCGTCGGCCACCATGGCGACTGATGGCGTGCCGGATGGCACGACCAGCACACCCATCTGGAGCAGTCCGGCACGAGAGAAACCCCACCATCCGCCGACGGATTCGACCAGTGAATCCAGGACGTTGATGATGTTGTCTCGCCCGGTTACATATAGCCCGATGGTCTGTGGCGCGGTGGTGTTCATCGCGCTGAGGCTGGCGCTGTCTACATCGGCGCTGGTGAGCGTCGATCTGGTGGTGATGATGTGGCTGGCAATATCCGCCACCTTGGTCAAATAGACCCCGCCCGGCTTCGCGCCCTTGGCGTCGCATGTGATTTGCCCTGTCGGGGATGCCAGCAGGACGAAATACCCGGAAGCCGGCGTGTCGGTGAATGCTACCGATACGCCATTATCGTAAACCGTCGTCACGCCTTGCGCAGCGCCGTCGTGGTATTGGTATTTGTGCGTTGCCGCGTCGATCAGCAGCGGCGTGATGTTGTAGCATTCTCCGAATAACAGGGGAATCTGTTTGTCTGCGTTGGCGTCCGTCCCGCCGATCACGGAAGCCTGGATGGGGATATTGAGCGACTCTGATTTATCCCGTATTTTTACCGCATAGCGATCCATGGCGCGCATGGAAATGTCCGCGATGGTGCCGGCCAGGATGATGCGGAAATCCGATTTCGGCCAGGATGCGTCACCAAAATAAAGCCTAACGGCGAGACCGTCGAAGCCGTAATCAAGCCAGGCATCGAGAGCGCCATTCTGATTGATGATTTCAATATCGCCCCAGCTTCCGGTGCCGCGCCCGCCGAATTCATTTGACAATCTGCGCGTGAATGATGGGATCGTTGCGACGGCATCGTCATAGGGCTGGTTCGATGGCGTGTCGGATGGTTCAGACACATAAGGCGAGGTAGAATAATAGACGGTATTCACCGCGCTGCCATCGTGGTATTCGAGCTCGACCAGCATGATGCGTCGCTGGTTGTCTGAGGCCAGCCAGTATTGGTATTGAGCGTCCGTAATCGCCATTATCTCAGCGCTCCCGCTTCAACAGCTCCGGCAATGGTACGCCCAAGATTCTCTGTTGCCTCGACCAATTCGCTGGTTTGGGATTTCACCTCTTGACGCGATGATTCCGATGCGCGTGCGATCAATTCTGACGCCTGGTTGACGGCGATGATTAGCCGCTCAAGGTCGGCTTTTGTCAGTCCATCCTGGCCGTTCTGTGATCCAAGCATGGATCGTGTGTCAGCGGCGTTGTAAATTTTCCCTGGTTGCGAGAAATTGATCAACTCCGGCCCCTGCTCTCCAACCAGCGCCATGCCGCCAGTATAGTATCCGCCGGTGGCGAAGGCAGGCATGCCATGGGTGATGGCCCACTGTATCAGGTCATCCTGGGTGATGCCGTAGAGCGTTCCGATGGAATCGGCAAGCTCCTTGCTGCTGATTCCATAAAGCTGCGCATAGTAGATCGTGTCGGTCACATCCTGCTCGGTGTAGTTCGTGCCAATTGGAATGACGGTGGTGACGTAAGTTTTTATCAGGCTCATCAGCCCGCCATAATCCGAGACAGACAAAGCGTCCAGCGATGATTTGACGCTGGCGACATCCATGCCGGAGAGCATTTTCAGCAGCAGCATGTCGATGCTGGTCTGGTCCAGGCTGCTGTTATCGATGGCGGTGGCGACCATCATGAAACCAGTGGCGTTGGCCATGTTCATGCTGGAGAAACCGCCGCCCAGGATGTCTGCCACGTTCAACAGGCCGTCCCCGTTGATGTCGATCAATTGGGTGAATCCGCCGGTCGTCGCGTCGGTGAGCTTCCCCAGCAAGACGTTGTTCGCGTCGAAGCCAACGTCGAGCTGATAAGCGAAGCCGTCCCAGCTTCCTATCGTGGTGCTGGTCACGCTCGCAAAGCCTGCGGTATTGACGCGGTTCAGTGCGGCGATTTCATCGATATTTTTTTGCTGCAGGTCGGCAATTTTCTGGTTGAGCGCCAGCATCTGATCTTCGTAGCTGGCGCCGTAATCGATGGAGAGCTTTTCCAGCGACGAGGTGACAGAATCGAATATAGCCGTGTACTGGCTGCTGCTGGCGTAATACTGCCGCGCCAGATCGAGATATTCCTGCGATGCGCCCTGCAGATTTCCTGCCGCGCCCACATCTCCGGCCTTGGCCTGCGCCAGCAGCGTAGTGTATTCCGCCCCGGCGGCGGCGAGCTTCTCCCCCATGGTGAGCGGAGACAGGTCGCTGGTTTTGAGTGATTTCACGTAGTCTGCCAGGCTCTGCGAGACGCTCAGCATGTCTTCCAGGCTGCGCTTTACTTCGTCCAGCGCGTTCAGCTCGGTCTGGTAGCGGTCGTTTATCGCGCGGGTGGTGTCTTCAATCCATTGCTGCTGCTGGCGCGCGGCATCCTCGGCGGCGCGCGCGGCATCCTCGGCGGCTTTCTGCGCAGCGCGCTGGGCGACCTCTGCATTGTCATAGATCGGTGCGTAGGCGGTTGACACGACAGACTGGATGCTGGCCTCGATCTGCTTCATGGCGTCGATGAAGCGCGCGTCGTTGAATACGGCATTCATGGCGTCCGCCGCCACCTGCGCCTTGGCGACAACGGCATCGATGGATGCCTGGCTGACCGCCTCGCTGACGGTCTGCCCGGCCAGCAAGGCGGTGATCATCGGGCCCACGATGCCATCGTTTATGATCTGGCCGATTTGCTGCGCATAGCTGCCAAGCAGGCTGTTATAGATGCCGTCCACCACGCCCTGCGCCAGCATCTCGCCCGCCTCTTCCGCGCTGCTGGCGCTCTGCGCGGAACTCAGGAAGGCATTGGCCAGACTGCCTGCGGTGATCCCCATGGCGGCTGCGGCGTCGCGCCCGAACTGGATGGCGGCCACCCCCGCTTCGGTCAGCGCCACAGCGGCATCCCTGCCTGCCTCTGTCGTGGTGTCGAGCGCGGTCAGTTGCTCGGTGAGGTTGGCGATGCTGGCCACGCCGGTTCCGCCTGCCGCGTCCCATGCGTCCCGCACGGTCTGGGCGCCGGACATGAACGAATCCAGCATGGTGTTGGTGGTCTCCGCGCCCGCGCTGGCCATGATCGAGATGTTATCCAGCGTGCGCTGCACTTCTTCTTCGGTCATGCTGCCGATGTCGGCGATGGAGTCCAGGTATTTGTCGGCAAAAGGTGAAAGGTCTGCGGCCTTGAGCGAGGCCAGCAGCATTTTAGGCAGCTCGGCCTGCATGGCAGCTTCCGCCTGGCCGCGCTCGACATCCTTGGCGGACTGATACAGGTAATTCCCATCCTTGTCGGAGATAGCCGTTGAGATGTTGTCCGGCGCATTGCCCTCGGGGTCTGTGTTGTAGCCGAAATTGATGCCGATGCCGGTCGCATCGCCGCCCAATGACTTGACCAGCCCGGTAATGGAATCCGCAATGGATGGCGCCAGCGATGCCATTTGCGCGTCCGCAGATCCAGCCGTGTAGAAGTCAGGCGTCCCGCTGGTTCTGGTGCCTGTCGGGCCTGTTCTCTGCGTGAGATTTCCGTCTGGCCCGATGGTGCCGAAATAGTCTCCCTCTGTCTTGGGTCCGCCCTTGCTGTCGAATGCGCCGAACATCGCCAGCGCACCAACCGCCAGGCCGATCACCGGCAACATCGCACCAAAGCTGGCGGCGAGCGGGACAGTGGATTCTGTGAGTCCTGCCAGGCCGGCGGAGAAGCCGCTGAATATACCCTCGTTGGCCGCGAACGAAAGACCCGCGCCGAAATTCGTGAACCCGGCATTGATCGCCATCGACGCGCCATTCGCCAGCAATCCCGCCCCGGCAGCGCCGGGGAACAGCCCGCCAAGCGAGCTCACCGCGCCCGCGCCATTCGCCGCGGTTCCTGCCGCGCCCGCATAGCCGGGAACACCCATTGCACCCAGGCCGCCAGCAATCATGCCAGATACCGGCGAGACGATGGCGCTGATGATGGGCTTCAACACCATGGTGTTGAACATGTTCTTGACGGTATCGACGAAGTTCTGCGCGAAGCCTTTACCGGATTCGAAGCCGCGCAGCAGCGCATCGGTCAGGCTGCGGTTGATTTCATCGCTGGCTTTTTGCCATTCGCGGGTGGCGTCTTGTGCGGCTTTTGCGTTTGCGTCTTTGATTTCTCCGGAGCGCATGGCGGTGGCCAGGCGCTTGCGCGCGGCGATCTCTTTTTCCAGTGCGTCGATTTCATCGAATGATGCCGTGGCGTAATCGATCGATGCCAGCTTGGCTTCGAGCTTGGCGATGGTCAGTTCTTCCAGCGCGGACTTCCCGAGCCCATAGACGGCGTTTGCGTCCTCCTGCTGGATCGCTTCGTCGTTGATGGCGGCGGCGTGCTTGAAGGCTTCTGCGGTCTCCTTTTCCTTGGCGTCGATCGATTCTTTTGCCAGCTTGCGCGCGGCTTCGTTGGCGAGGTTGAGGTTTTGTTTGGCGACCAGTTCTTTCAGGCTGGAGTCGATGTTCTGTTTTTGCGCGGCGGTAAGCTTGACGCGGCCATGGACGATGTCGTCCATGACCTTGGCCTGGAGCTTTTCGCCTTCGGTGAGCTTGGTGGTGGACTTGAGCGAAGCATCGGCCAGAGCGATCTGTTCGCTGAGTTGCTTGTTGAGTTTTGAGTAGTCGGATTCGAGGGTGGAGGCAGCCTTCGGCTTGGCATTCTTTTCCGCTTCGTCTTGAAGTTTTTTTATTGCCTTGAAATAGTCCTCTGCGGATTTTTTCGCAGCTTCAGCTCTTGCTTTTTGCGCCTGTTCGCCGGCAACTGCGGCGGCGTCTATTTCCTTTGTAAATCCGTCAATCTTTGATTTTGCGGCCGCAATCTTGGCCTCCAAATCTCCCTTGTCGCCCCATAAGTATCTATCCACAAAACCGATTCCACTTCCGGCCTTGTCAAGTCCTTTAAGGTTCTCTTGGAACCCTTTTATCTCGCCATTGAGTTTCTCTATTTTTTTCGAAGACGAGGTGAACTCGTCAGTGAATAAAACAGCGCCCAAGCCGCCAAGCCCTACCCAGATGGCTTTAAGCGCACTGCCTTCCTTGACCGCTTCTACCATGGCATTGGTGATGCCGATCAGTCCCGGCAGCATTTCATTGCCGAGGGTGATGCTCAAGCCCTGGGAGGCTGCGGTCAGCTTGGTCAGGTTATCGTTAAATGTTTCCGCACCCTTGGCCATGTCGGTGGACATGACCAATCCAAGGCGCTGGGCTTCGTCGGCCATCGATGCCAAGCCACCAGACCCGGCATTGAGCAGTGGGATGAGGTCGGCGCCGCTCTTGCCGAAGATGGCCATGGCGGCGGCTGTCTTGGCTGCGCCGTCTTCCATGCCGGCGAATTTTCCGGCCAGCTCGCCCATGACGGTATCGGCAGATTTCAGCTTGCCTGCGCCGTCGGTGACGCTGACGCCGAGCGCCTGGAAATACTTCTGCACTTGCCCGGTGCCGGCTGCGGCCTCGGTCATGTTCTGGCTGAGTTTTTTCAGGCCGGTGGCGAGTTGCTCGTTGGAAACATCGGAAAGCTTGGCGGCGTAGGAGAGCTTGGAGAAGGATTCGACCGCGACGCCGGTCTTTTGCGCCAGCTTGCCGATCTCGTCGGCCATGGTGAGCGCGCCCTTGATGCTGGTGACGACCGACAGCCCAGCGAAGGCGGCGCCCAGTCCGGCCACGGCGCCCTGCAGGCTGCTGATGGGCGCGCGCATGGCGTCGAATTGCTGGTTGATGCCGCGCAGCACGTTGCTGGCTTCATCGCGCGCGCTGATGACAATTTGCGTTTCGTTACTTGCCATTATTTTCCCGCATGGTTTTCAGCGCTTCGTTTTCCATAATCTGCATGTCTCTGAACACCTTGGCGCGGTCCGCGATGCCGAGCGTCTCGAAGAGGATCGGCAGCGCGCTGTAGTCCAGCCCGGTGGCGCCGTTCATGCCCATGCGCCACTGGGTGTTCATGGCTGTGAATAATTCGAAGGCGGGCCAGTTCTCTTCCCAGACTTCGAAGGGTGCCTCGACAAAGCTCGCAGACAGCGCGGCGGGGATGCCGAGTGCCGAGAGGTCTTCATCTTTGCCGCCCGTGACTCGGTAGAGCCGCCGGGCGGCGTCCGTCAGTTTTTTCTGCGCGACTCCAGCAGTTCGCGGTTGTACGTTTCCAGCACGTCGATCACGGCGCGGGCGTAGTTCTTGTAGAGCTTTCCAAGCGCTTCCTGGCTGAATGGCTCGTCGATGCCTTTCCAGTCGGCGACGATTTCGAGCGCTACTTCCTGCGCGGTGCGGTTTTCAAACAGGTTCTTGCGTTCGTCTTCGGCCAGGTAGTGGAATTCAAAATCCAGCATGACGGGCGCAGACTTGCCCGGTACGGTGAGCGGGACTTTGGCCCAGAAGGTTGGATTCGGTTGCAGTTTGAACATGGTTTAATTTCCCCTTGTGAATTGGTCCCCCTGGTGAACTCTGGCAGCATGAGCGCCAAGGGGATGAAACGCCGGGCGGGATTCCCCACCCCGCCGCCAGAGACCTTATTAAGGCGTGACGTAGCGCGGCTTGGTGGCCAGAACGATGGTGGCCTTGGTTTTCATCACCGAGTTGATGTCGGAGGCCTGCGGCAAACCGGGGGCGCCGATGTAGCCGTAGAACAGCATTTCCAGGCCGTCGGCGAATACCACCTTGAATGCTTTCTTGGCCTTGGTGTCTGCTGCCTGGCGCACGGCGATCATGCCGGTGTCGTTCGGGTCCCAGATGCAGTCCAGGTCGAACTGCACGCCGGAGGCGATGGTGGGGAATTTGCGGCTGATGCTGTCCCACAGGAAGGTGTACTCGGCAAACTGCTGCTCGCCGCCGGAGATGGAGAATCCGGTGGCGACCTGGATTTCGGTGCCGAGCGTGACGGGCGTCATGTTGCCTGCGGTGAACGTGCCGTAGCCGGTTGAGTCCTGGTCTTCGGCGGCGAAGGTGTTGGCAACGGTATCCACGGCGCTGACCTTGACCAGGGCATCCTCGAATTCGGTCATGCCATAAAAAGAAGTGAGCGCCATGTAGTTGCCGTTGGCTGGGTCTACGCCAGCGTAGGTGAGGACGGCGGGCGAGGCCTTGGTGACGGCGCTGACGGCTTGGGATGCGCCAGTGGCCGATTCCATGTAGATGCGGGTGCCTGCGGGGGTTCTTACGGTGGCCATGATGATTTCCTTTTTGTTAATTCAAAACAGTGGGTGCGCCGGGCGCGGTGAAGTAAGGCACGCTGTAGGACAGCGTGATGACGCCTGCCGGTTTTTCGAGTTCGTCCACCATGTCCACCTGGATGCTGGTGAGCGTGGCGAAGAGCTTTTTACTGCCGGCGGTGAAGCCCGGCGCCAGGGCGGTTTCGATTTCCGCCGCCATGGTGTCGAGCGCGTCATCCAGATCCGCCGTTGCCTTGGCCACGGCGCGGATTTTGAGTTGCAGCATGCGGTTGTGCAGGCCCATGCCGGCGTCGATTTCCTCGTCGTCGGTATTGACCAGCAGGCACGGCAGGTTGCTGTCCCGCAGGGTGTGCAGGCGGGACTGGTAGACCTTGGCGCCGGTCGTGGTCAGGCCGGTCACCTTGGTGGCGGCGGCCTGGCGGATGAGCTGGCGGACGTGGGTGACCATCAGGCGGTTTCCAGCCTGAGCAGGGTGATGCCGGTGCCATCGGGGTGGATTTCTGCCACGGTATAACTGACCGCTGCGATGGTGACGGCGGTGCCTTCGACTACGCTGGTGACGTCTGCCGAGGCGCACAGCAGTTGCGGCGTGGTTCCGCCAACAAAGCCGAGCGACTCGGCGAAGGCCGCATCGAAGATGCCACGCACGGTGGCGGCTCCGATGGTGGCATTCACGCCGAAGTCAGCGAAGAAGGAGGAAATGTTTTCGGTCATGCCAGGCTCTGCAGGGCGATGCCCAGGGTGTAGCTCGGGCTGACCGTTCCGCCGATGGTGTAATTCACGCGCAGGTAGCGCTTGAGCTTGTCCAGGTCGAGGCCAAGCTTCTGGATCGACGCGCCGGTGGTGAGCCCGGTGAATGCGCCGCTGTTCACGTCCGCGTAAGTGCGCGCGGTGGTGACGATGACGATGGTGTCGGTATTCACCCAGGCCGTGCTGCCGGCGGTGAGCATAAATTCAACATTGGCGTTGCTGAACAGGGTGCCGACCGTGGCCGTTCCGAGCGCACCGGACACCGATCCGACGACCGCCGCCGTGGTGGCGTTGGAGAAGGTCAGGGTGATATTTTCCGCTACGGCGTCGGGGCCGCCATAGACTTGCGTACAGGTTCCGTTGCCGGTGTTGGCGCCGGGCGTGACGCTGGTGACGACATCGCCTTCCGGCGCGTGCTGCAGCTTGATGGCCAGCGTCGGGTTGGTGCCAGCGGTGTTGAGAGCCATCAGGATAGCGGCGGCCTTGCTGCGCAGGGTGTTGATGTCGACGCCTGCTGTGCTGCCGCTGGCGGCGACAACGGCTGGCGCCTGCAAGGTGGTCAGGCTGCTGGCAACTGCGAATTCTTCAATTTGCATCTGGTTTCCCCTTGGCGGGTTTGGCGGGTTTAGCGGTGGCCTCGTGGGCCTCCACCTTGCCGCGCTGCATGAGTTCTTTGGCTTGCGTGTCTGGCAGGTCGAGAATGTCGCCAGGGTTGGCGTCATTCCCGGTTCCGCCGAGACAAAAGCCGCGAAGTGCGCGTACTTTCATCCCGTCACTCCTTAGGCGATGGTTGCGCCGGTGGCCTTGCAGAAGCTCTCGGGGTGGCGCAGGGCGATGTCGACCATCTGGAAGCTGGTGACTTCGACCATGCCCTGCTTCTTCAGCGCGTAGGGGTCGACCACGATTTCCAGCGCGCCCCACATGCCGATCATCAGGTCGGACCAGTTGCCGAAGATCAGGCCGTGTTCGGAACCGCCGCCGAGAGTTGCGCTCACCTGGTTGGTGGCGTTGGCGGCGTAACCGGCCAGCATCCCTTCGGTGACGTTGCCGGTCCAGATCATGGTGGAGTCGGTGCCGCTGGCCTTGACGGTCTGCGATAGCTTGCCGGCCATGCCGGGGGTGGTGAGGAAGCCCAGGCTACCCATCAGCGCATTGTCCTTGGCAACTTCGGTCACCATGTCGATCAGCTTGCCGAAGGTCGGCACGCCACCCATGGCGACGGCGTTGACGTTGGATGCTGCGTAGATGCCTTGCGGCTGGTTGGTGTTTCCGAGACCGTGCAGCGCGGCGACGTCCCAGGCCAGGGCGTGGGTGGCGGCCATGTCTTCGCGGATCAGCATTTCCACGTCCAGCACCGACTGAGCCAGCAGCTGGCGGCTGTAGGCGGTGGAGGCTTGCAGGGTTTTGGGGGAGAGCGAGACGCTGCCCAGCGTCAGGTTGGAGGCGGTGACGTCGGTGCCGTCGTTTTCCGCCATCCAGTAGGCCGTGCCTGCGCCGGACTGCTTGGGGAAGCTGACCGGGCCTTGCAGACCGGACAATACGCGGGCGCCGCGACCGACAACCGCCGAGGCGTTGCGCAGCAGATCGATGAATTCGCCGGCTTCGGTAAAGACGCCTTCCGCGCCCTTGTTGGCGGTGTTGTAGTTGGCGGTGGCGATGGCCACGCGCTGCAACTGCAGCGGGACGAAGATGCCGCCGTTGCGCTTGTAGCTGGCGGGCATGGATTTTTCCAGGTCGGCGCTGATTTCGGCTTCCAGGCCGGTGGCGTTGCGGCCTTCGACCATGTCCAGGGCGGCGGCGATGGCGCGGGCGTAGGAGTATTGGCGTGTTTCTTTTTCGGTCAGGTTCACGGTTTGGCTTTCCTCATGCTTTTTGCTCATCAGGTCCATCACGGCGGCGCGGAAATCGGCCACGCTCTTGCCTTCGCGGACGTACTGGGAGGCGATCTTTTCCGCACCATGGCGGGCGTAGGCTTCGCCGATGCCGATTATTTCGTTCACGCGGTCGCGTTCGGTCTTGGAAAATTCGTCGCGGGCGCGCTTTTCAATGGCGGCGATGTCAACAGGCTCTGCGGGGGTGGCTGCGATAGTCATGGTGGTTTCCTTGGTTTGTTCGATTGATCGTTCGATAAGGGTTTCGTGGGCGCCGGATTCGTTGCTGCGCCCGATGCCGACGGTCGGGTCTGCCGGGATGGCGACCAGGCTGATCTCCAGCGGCTCCCAATCGGTGACGCGGTATATTTCTGCGTTGTCGCTGCTTTCCACCATCTGCATCTTGTGGACCAGGTAGCCGACCGACACATGGCAGCGGATGCCGTCAAGCACGTCCTGGAAAGCTTCCTCGGCAGCGGCGCTTCTCCCGAAGCGCACCACGGCGCGTCCTACGCGGTCCTGGCCGATTGAAATGCTTTCAATGACGCCGATGTGGTCTTCGGGTTCGTGGTCTAGCAAGAGCGGGCCGCTGTTTGACAGGCGACCCAGGCGGATGGATTGGGGGGAGTGGTCGAGGATCTCGGTGCCGAACCAGCGGTCATAGGGCTCTTCGCTGGAGAAGGCCAGCGCGACGGTGCGGGCGGCTTCGTCAACCGCCTGGCGGTCAACCGAAAAACCCCGGTAAAGCGTGCCTGTCTTGATCGTGCTCATGTGCAGATTCCTGATCGAATGGCAGCATGATGCGGCAGTCAAACGGGCGAGTTAAGGCAAGGAAATGTCCGCTTTTAGGGTGCGGTCGGTTCGGCGTGATTGACGGGTACAGGCACGGCGGAAGGCGCGCCGAGCGTGACGCCCTTGGATTTCACCATGTCCTGGAATTGCTTGATCTGGTCGAGCACGTCGAACACGTCCACGCCCATGCTGGCGGCGATGGATTGCGGGCTGGCGAGGCCGTTTTCGATGGCGAGGATGGAGCTGTTCAGATCCTTGAGCGGGTCGACCCATTGCCAGCGGCGGCCTTGCCAGGTGTGTTCGGTAAATTTTTCGCGCTTGTTTGCCGGAAGCGATGTCCCGCTGCCGAATGCTATAGCCCCTTTCAGCAGCGCGGCTTCGATCCAGTCACTGAATACCGGGCGCATGAAGGATTCGATAAACCAGTTTTGCAGCACGATCCAGTTGTCGCGCTCTTCCAGTACGCCGGAGCGAATGCTGGAGAAGTTGACGCCTTCCAGGTCGTTGGCCAGGGTGTTGTAGGAGACGCCGAGGCCGGATGAGATGCCGCGCAGGCATGACTTGATGAAGCTGTCGTAGTTGGCTTGCGGGTAGTCCGGGTCGAAGGGCGTGAAACCGTACCCGGCGGGCAGCACGCCGAAGGTGCCGGGATCGGCGTCGGTGAGGAATTCGCCCTCGTCGTCCTTGCCGCCGGCCAGCGCGGCGGGGTCGCCGTCCGGGGCGGTGAAGAAGCCCATTTTGCTGGCGCCGACGCGGCTGGCGACGATGGCGCTTTCGGAATAGGCGCCAAGCTGCTTGAGCCCGCCCATGATGGCGTGCATCCACGGCGCGCCGCGATGCTGTTCGGCGCGCTCGGCGTGGAAGATGTGCAGCACCCTTTCGGCCTCGATGCGGGTCAGGAGTGGGCTGGCGGCGCCCAGGTGCAGATCGCCGAAGTTGATCCAGTAGGCGACCGGCTTGCCGATGGCGTCGATTTCCACGCCCATGATGATGCGGTTGCCGTTCTTTGCCTTGCCGTTGTAGCTGGCGGGCAGGCGGTCGATCTCGATCAGGCGCAGGGCGTAGCCGTAGGCATTGCCGGCGTCCTTGCCGCGCAGTTTCAGCACCAGCGCTTCTCCGTCGCGCGCCACGGCGCGGATGATCTGGCGCTGCAGCTCCTGGAAGGCGTACTGCCCGCCGATTTCGCACACGCCCTTGCGGCTCCAGGCGTCGAAGGCTTGCTCGATCACCTGGCGCGCCAGTTCGTCCGGCTTGCCGAAGTCGTTGGAGAGGTTCTGCAGGTTGAATCCGTTGGGGCCGACGATGTGCGTCACCACCATTTGCAGGTATTTCTTGGCGTATTCGTTGTTGTAGGCCAGGTCACGCGAGCGGGCGCGCAGCTTGTCCAGGGCGCGCAGCAGATCATCGTCGGCGCAGGCGTTGCCGGCGGTCCAGGAGAAATTCAGGCGGTCAGAACTGGCGGCGTCATAGCCGCGCTTGATGATGACCGGGCGCGGGCGCTTTTCCGGCACGGCGCGGCGGAATAAATCCATGATTCCCATTTTAGAACCTCACCAGGAGTCGGTTGCCGGGCTTCAAACCCTTGTTGATGCGCTCGGCGCGCTCTTCTGCGGCGACGATGGTCTGCCAGTGGCTGATCTGCTGCAGGATCTCGGCGGCGTTGCGGTATTTCATGCGCCGACCGGCAATTTCGTATTCGCCGATGTGCGCGCTGCCAGCGACGCTGTGCGCCTTGTAGGCGGCGAGCAGGGAATCGAGGATGATGCGGGCGTCCGAGCGGCCATCGTAGGCGGTGACGCCGACGGCGGCGAGGTTGGGCAGGATGGTGATCGTGCCGTTGCTGACGGTATAGACTTCGCCGGCCAGCGTGACGCGCGACACCCAGCTGTAAGCGCCTGCCGCCCATCCGGTGGTGGTGGACACGGCGACATTGACCAGGTGATCATCGCCGGAGGCGCTGGCGCTGAAACTGATCTTGGCGGTTGCGTTGACTAGCGTGTAGGAAAGCACCCAGCCTGCGCTGGCAGGGTAAGCTGCCAGCGAGCGGGTGAATTTGAGTGTATCGCCGGCAGTAAAGACGGCGGGTTCGGTGCTAGGAATATCGGCCATGGTCGCAAGCATGGCCGAGTTTTTGCGGCGGGTTAAGGCAAGGAAATGTCCGGGGTGGTGATGTCGTTAGGCGACGGGGCGTGTCGTCTAATTCTAGTTATGCAGCACGGTGGTCGCCGCAATCTGAACACACAAAAATGCGCTTGCTGAAAATCCAGAAAGGCACGGTTACATACCAGCCGTTCAGGTGCTTGCATTCCTTGGTTGTAAAGGTCAGCGTGCTCATGCCGCCAAATCGTTGGTTCGCGTATTTCGGTGCTACCTTCATCACGTCCTCCTGCATAACTTTTCATTCCAGCGGACGGGCGAAAAGCCGCCCGCCCCTGAATTCAGCCGTTCGGCGTCATACAGCCTTCGACTTGCAAAGGTCCATTGCCTGATCCGGCGTGAACCCGGCGCTAACGAGAGCGTCATACTTGGCCTTAATCTCTGCGGCCACAGCGGCGAACAACTCAAGCCGCAGCAAAAATGTATCTTGTGAATCTTTGATCGCCTGCGAAAGCGCGATTTGACTTAGTTTTTGCTGTGAGCTCATGATTTAATCCTCTAAAATTAGTCTGAGACACGCCGAACCCGGCGGTCGAGCTGACCTCGCGCATAAAGCTCGCGCGGGTCAGCTCACCTTTTCGTTACTTCCCATTCAGAATCCTGCGTGCCTGCCTTTGGCTGATCCCCGCTGCTGCCGCAATGTCCCGCGTGCGGCTCATGCTGGCCTTGGCTTTTTGCACGGCACGCTGGCGCTCAGAGATACCCTGCTGGGTTTGCAGCTTGGGGGATTTTGGCAGATACAGGCGCTCGCCGCCATAGGTCGAGCAGGCGCGGGCCTCGACTCTGCTGGCGATGTCTTTGTTCAGTTCGATGCCGCTTTCCTCGCGGATAAATTTTATCAGGTCTCTTATCACGTCCATCACCTCCGTCATTATTTCCACCCTTTAACAAAACCGCCCCGGCGCTTCCGGCTGATGCGTGGGGCGGGTTCCTGCTCGACTGCTTTGATTGATTCCGGAACGGCGGTCGGAATTTCTGCTACCCGCACTACCTCCCCTTCCAGCACCGCCCCCAGCCGTTCCCAGTATTTCACGTCCGGCCTGCCGTTCCTGCCGCGCCCGATATTTACTTCCTTATGCTGGCCGATGGCCCAGGCGTAGACGAAGGTGTCGAGCGGCTCGTTGCGCTTGTGTTTGGCGCCGGTGCGCTGGACGTAGCGTTTTTTCTCGGGGTCGTAGGTTTCCGACAGCAGGCCGTTGAAGTAGGTGTCCTCCAGCCCGGACGGGAAGCGGATCAGGCGTTCGGTTTCGGATTTTTCGCCGTCGCTGGCGAGGTGGCCGTAGAGGTAGTCTTTGCAGTATTCGGTGCCGATGTTCCACAGGCCGTAGCCGCCCCGGATTATTTTGTTGCGGCGCGTCTTGTCGGGGTAGCTGGCGGATTGGGCGATGGCGCGTCCCATGCGGGTGGTGGCGCCTTGCACGGCGTAGACCGGCAGGGTGAGGCTGGTGCGGCTGACGAACTGGCGCACTTGTTCGGAGCGGTGGCCGCGCGAGTCGATACCGGCGGCGCGGATGCGCATCTGGTGGCCGTAGGCGTTGGTGTGGGGGGTTTGCAGATAGGCTTGCAATTGGTCCCACACTTCCGGGCGGGTGGTGTCGCCCTGGATTTCGTGCCAGTCGAGTATCCACAGGTGATTGGCGCCCCATCCCAGCAGGGTGACGGCGAGCCAGTCGTCCTGTGTATCGATGCCGCAGGTGATGGCGAGGCAGCCGGGCGGGATGGCGCGTAGTTCGATGGCTTCCATGCGGCGCGCAAGTTCGTGGGGTTTGAGTTTGTTGGTCTGGTCTTCCCAGCATTCGCCTAGGTTGGTGTTGATGAAAGTTTTTAGGGTGGCGTTGTCGTTTTTGGCGATCATGAAATCCTGCGCCAGATCGAGCCAGGACGGGCCGAGACCGATGGGCGCATACAAGGCGCTGATGTGGTAGCCGCGGCGCTTGCTTTCCGGCATGTCGGCGATCCAGCGGCCATTCTTGAGCATGGTGGGCTTGTGGTGTTCGTCGATCATGGTGCCGCAGTGCTCGCAGGCGTACCACGCCTGGGCGACGGTGATGTCCCACTTGAGGTTTGACCAGCGCAGCACCTGGTATTCGGAGCAGGCGGGGCATTGGACGTGGTAGTGGCGCTGGTCGCTGGCTTCATATTCGCGCTCGATCAGGCTGGCGCCCTTGAGCGTTGGAGTGGAGATGAGCAGCAGCTTGGAGCGCGCGAAGGCTTTGGTGCGCCCGCGCGCCAGGCCGACCGGGTCGCCTTCGTCGCCGATTTCGGAAGGGAAACGGTCGAGGTCGTCCATGATCAGGTAGCGGGCGGACTTTTGCGCGTAGGAGTTGGGCGAGTTGCCGCCGGCGAGGAACAGAATGCCGCCGGGGAAGTCGATCACGTCCTTGGAGTTGGCCGCGTCGCGCGCCTTGAGGCCGCCGAGGATGGTGCGGATGACGGCGGTTTCGGTCAGCAGCGGGTTGAGCTTCTGCACTTTCCAGGTGTCGCGGGATTCCAGCGTGGGCATGAGGATCATGGCCGGGGCCGGGGCGTGGTCGACGATGTAGCCCAGCCAGTTGACGCAGGCCTCGGTCACGCCGACCTGGCTGGATTTCATCACCACGATTTCGCGCACCGGGGAGAAGACCGAAAGCGAGTCCTGGATCTCGCGCAGGATGGGGTTGCGCTCGGTGCGCCACTTGCCGCGCTCGCCGGATTGCTTGCTGGAGAGCACTCTATGCCTATCTGCCCAGGTTGAAACCGTTATCCTGTCTCGTGGCTTGTCTCCACAAACAAAAGTTGAGGCGCAGAATTTCAATGAGTCGTTGAGATTCATTCTTCGCTTACCAGGCGAGCCAGAGCACGCATCGAGCTTTCATAGATTTCAAGCTGTACCTGCTCCATGAACTCAGAAATGGCAGCGTGTTTTTCTTCGTATGTTTGCAGCGGGTCGATCAATGGCGTCAATCTGTCTGGCGCATTTTCATGCAGCGTCCTGATGACGGCGGTATGGTCATTGAGAGAGAACCTGACCGCATCGGCCATGATCTGCTTTTTCTCTTTTAGCTCACGATCGAGGCGCGCGATTTCTGCTTCATGTTCGCGCTTGTCGGCTTCGGCTTTTTTCAGGCGCAGATTGAGTGATTCAATGCCTTCCACTGGGGACGTATTTTCAGGCGCACTTCCGCTCTGTTTCGCCTCCCTTTCTTCTTCGAGTTGAAGCGCATGGGCGCGGTGGTGAGGATAAGGGCTGGCCAATTCTTCCAGTTTGTAAAAAGCATCGGCTGACTTTTCAACGTCAATCAATCCTTTCTCGTTCCTGACAAGCACATTTTTCTTGTTTAACCCGGAAACGAAAGCCTCTGAACGGTTGATATATGCGGCAAACTCTTTTTGATTCATTACATTTTTCATGCTTGCACCTTGTGGCGGCAGCCGTGGCATGCGTACCAGCGTGTTTTCCTGCCGCCCCGGTTGTCGCACCAGGGGCGAACGTGGGCGTTGCCGCCGGGGTGCCAGTGGGGGCAGCCTTCGCGCCAATTCGTGGTCCAGGTGAGGGCCGGGAATTCGGCGCTGGTGACGGGGGTGTTGTAGTCCGCGCGGTTGTAGCAGTCCGGGCGCTCGACCACTGGCTCGACGCGCGATGCGGCCCAGGCGCGCTGGCATTCTTCCAGGGTCATGGTGCCGTTTTCGTTCATCGGGCGGTCCTGATGGCATCGGCCAGCGCTGAATTGAATTCCTTTTCCCATTCGCGCTCGATGACGTGCTGCGC